TTCAGCTTTTTTATTAGCAATACTAATAGCCTTATGAGTAATTTCTTTTAAAAGACTATCAGAAACCTCAAACTTTCCTGCTAATAATTTTGATAATTCTTCAACTGTAGTAGTCATCTTCTATATTATTTAAGAAGATGGACTAAAACTACATATTAAAAAATGAGGCGTCTGTAGGTATGTCTTTATTGATACCGCTAACGTTAATGGTAGTAAGTTCCTTAACTTTGTTTCTATAAGACTCAATATACTTTAATACCTTATTAATAATGTTTGTGGGTAATTGTTCTACCACTTTAATGCGACTTTTAAAGTCCAAAGAAAAAAGATCTAACTCATTAGAACCAATTGTTATTTTATTAATGTACTTGGTTAATTCATTAATAAATGTTTCGCCAATTATTTCTCTCAATTCTTCTGTAGATTCTACTTCAATTTTAATTGTTTTGTGTAATTCTTTTTCTAATTTATTTTCTGTTTCGATAGTTGGGAGATCACACACTAATGAACAAGACTCGTATTCGATTACTTCAGGTAAAAATGAGTACTTGTTTTTTAAAAAAGTATCTAAATGTTGTCTCAAATCAATAATTTTGTGAGGTTCTCCTGTGAACGTCAAATTATTTTCTTTGATTTCTTCTTCTGTAAATTGAAAGGCAAATTCTGGAGAAATTGACTCTACACGAATTTTAAAAAGAATTAAAAGTTTATCGTAAATTGTGAATTTGTCGACATTTACTTCCTTATCTAAACAATTTTCTTTAATGATGTTGTTAAAAGTAATGGTGAATTGAGAGTTATAAATGGGGGAGTCTACTACAGTTTTTAAAATTCTTTTTAATTGTTCTGTAGTCAATTGTTTAAATTTTATTTCTTTTTGCAAAGAAGGAATAAAAATATTAAACCCTGTTGTTTCATCTAATTCCTTCAGAACGGATAGAAAGTCTTTAATGTCTGACATATTGGTATTTAGTAATAGTAATGATTAAACTCAACCAGTAAACTCCGATGTAATTGGGGGTAAATCACCTCTTTCATAAGGATTAAGAGGGTCGTCATCCATAGGATCTTCAAAAGAATTACTTAAAAATTGCTCTTGGTCATTTTTTTGAGATGTTTTATTTAGTTCTTCTAATTTTTTAATAAAGAGTAGGTATTCTCCTGGTGTACAATTTTCTATGTATTCTGGTGGGATTTTTCCAATTTTTGTCAATGCAAAAATATTTTCATATAATGATAATAGATGATTTCCGAATAGTAATTTAACAAGATTAGAAAGGTTTTTAATGTTAAAATTAAAAAACAAATCAATGTCATTTACTTTTTCTTTATTATAATCTAATAAATTAATACTGTTAAAGTGTTCTATTATTTTTTTTGTTCTTTTAAAGATTAAAGAAAAAAACTTAGCTGGTAATTTTTTAAAAATTTCTTCTTTTTCTGATTCCTCTTTAAATAAAATTTCATTATCTTTAATTTTTATTTTTTTTAAAAAAATATCATAAGATATTTCCTTGTTTGTGTTTAATTTATAAATTTCTAAAATGGATGGTAATTTATAATAAAAAGTAACCTCATCTAAAGATTCTGGTTCTAACAAGGTGTTTAAATCTATTTTTTTAATTTCTTGTAGGACACGATTTAAATTTAAATCAAATGTAGTATTTTCAGAAATTTGAAGAGTAATAGTGTCACTTATACTAGAACACCTTATTTCAATTAATAAGATAAAAAAATCGATAAAGTTGAGGTCTTCTACTTTTCTACCTGTTAATTTTTTTAAAATATTATTTAAATTATTAAAAAGTAAAACGTTATCTATTTCATCACCTAACAGACATTTGTATATAGTTTTAAGGTGCTTAACTTTTAATTCCTTAAAAGAAATGGTTTTATTTTCTGTTAATTCAACAAAAGACTGTAAAGACACAACAATTAAACTTATCTAGTTGCTCTCATTACATCAATATTGTAACCACGAATACTTGTACTCAAAGGCACTGGTATTTGTTCTCCACCCTTACCATAATGTGCTCTTATTAGTGCCTGATTTTGATTACTTAAATTTTCTACATTATAATAATGGTATGTGAAAGTGCTTTCTCTATTTATAGGCGAATTGGTCTGACTGTAATTATACTCTTCTCCAGAAACACTAATGGGGCAAGCACCAAAAAAAGTAAATTTTTGTAAAATAAATGGGGGTTGATGGGATTCTATAACACCTAGTTTATATGCAGAAATACAACACCTATAATTTTCTTTACCTCTTCTAGCTATTAAACCTAAATTTGATGTAGCAACAACCCAAGGTCTTATAACATTATCAACAAAACTAACATTAGTTTCTAAAAATACTACTTGCAAAGTAGGAAAAGAATCACGCCCTGCTCCTACTGTAGATCTAATATAGCCATTGGTTTGTAATCCCTCAGGATTTACTGCTGTCGATTCACCAGGAATTTGTACTGCCTGTACAAACATACACCCTCTATCATGGTAATCCTGATCAAGAACCAGGGTTGTTAATCCCCTTTCAATGTCCCATTTGGCAGGTTCGTATTGAATACCGGTTTTAATTGCATCTATAGGAATAATTTCACTATAATCTTGTGCAAAATTTTGACCTCTTTTACCCTCGACTCTAGAACCTTCAAACTTTAATAACCATTGAGCTCCTTTAGGTAAGGCGCTAGCAGGCTTACTTAAAAAGTTTTCTAAAAATCTTGGAATTTGGCCGCTGAGTTCAGACATGATTAGCAATAATATTTATTGCTAAAACATTACGCTAAACGGGGTAGTCTTCTGTTTGTAGAAGTTACTCTCCAGTATTGATAAGCAAGAGTGACTGGAACTGTTTGTATTGTACCATTGTCACCTAAATTATAGGTACTTTCACCAACCGAAACAACATAAGCACCGTAAAGTGTATATTGGCGAATAGTATTACCAGCCTTACCTAACAAATCTAGGGAAATTACAGAAGAATTCCTAGCGATGTTATAATTGCCTGATGAAGTTTGGTCATCGAAAGTATTGAATGTTGCGTTTTCTAAAACGGCACGAATGTCGTAATTTTGATCACAACGGAAAGTTACGGCATAACCTTCAGACCCTGGATAAGAAGCTGTACCAGGAATGTTGAAGTTGAGACCCATAAATGGGACCTGGACATTATTAATAGCTCTACCTGGTAGGTTAGCTGTTTCAATATAAATTAATGATTCTTCACCAAAATTAGTGTTTGCTAACTGTGTAACTCGAAATTGGAATTGACGAGCGAAGTCATTTTTTTGTACTGTCCTATAAAAGTCTGAAATGTTTTGTGCCATAGTGTTAGATATATTTATTTAAATAGTTTTATTTTTAGACCAATTCTTGGAAGTTTTGACCTGTTCTGGTAGCAATGAAGTTAACCAAGATGAATTCTGCGGCTTTTACTGGTTTTATATAAATGTCTACCGCTAATTCATTTCTGTCAATTACATCTGGCGTATTGTTTCTCTCATCACACACTAAAAGGTAATCATACAATCCGTCTGTGTTCTTTGCTAATTCAAAGATAGGTGTGATTGTATTACGAACTCTTGTGCGTACAAATTCTGTATTAGGTTCAAATACGAAGTACTTGAGTGTTCGTTGCACTGCTCTTTCAAGTGTCAAGAACAATCTACGAACGTTGATTCTATCAAATGCAGAAGGTTTGTTTTGAAGGGTTTTTTGGCCGAAGATGACAAAACCGTCACCAGGGAATAGTACGACAGGGTTAAGTGCGATGGTGTATAAGAAATCTCTTTGTTTTTGGTTTGGATTAAAAGCCAAATCAACGATATTATTTAAAACACCTCTATTTAAACCTGCTGGTGCAATCCAGGGTTGAGCTGTTGTATCTGTTCTGGCATAAGCAGCTGCAGCATAACCAGAAATAGGTAACCAAACTTGCTTATCTGAATAAGGGTCGTAAGATTTAATCCAGTTAGCATATGTTGCTGAATAGTTTGTATTAATACTGGTGTAGCAATTTTTAAGTGGTGTATAAATGTTAGTTGAGAATGTATTATTTCTTAAAGAGAGAATTTTAATGTTTTCACCATTGATAAAGATTTGGCGAAGAGGATCTGAGATAAACACACAATCTTTACGAGTATTGGATACAAAGTTATTGAATACGTTGAATACACCTCTCCATCTTTCGATTACTGGTGAATTAGAGTTGCTTAATTCGCTGACATCTCTGTAAACTGTATCATCGTAATAAGAACCGGAGGCGTTTGCAAAAATTGTAGATAATCCAGCATCAACAACAACATCCAATGTGACATTTTCTGTTGATTCAACGTGAGTTAAAGCTCTTTCAAGTTTGGCAATCAAATTACCGGTATTTTTGTCTTTAACTGCGTTATAAGAAGGTGACCAAACACCGACAGGATACATACCTTCTACAGAAGGATTTGTTCTAACTGTTTTGGAAGGATTAATGCTGTTTGGATCTACCCAATTGGTTTTTTGTGAAATGTTTGGGTTAACAAACATTTTAATGTTAGAAGAACCGTTATTGACTAGATCTTCTAAATAAAAGGATTTTTTAATACCACCAATTTGAGCTACTGTCTTTTTATTTGCATCAAGTGAACCGATAAATGATTCAGCGACGCTATAGGTTAGTATTTGTGGTTCGTAAATGGAGTTTCTTACTTTTACTACGGTCAATATTAGGGAATCACTATAGTAATCATCACCAAAGTTAAATGTAGGAATGCTTTCTATTACTTCTGAAACAGAGTTGGATCCTATTGTTAATTGGGTACCTGACAAAGCGAAACCTAGACGAGAATCGGGAACATTGAAGTAATTACCTGAATTATCTCCTGTCAAACTCACCATGAAGTTTACTGCATTAAAATCACTATTAGGTCCAAATTCTGTATTATCATTAACAGAAACATAGTAACCTTCAAAACCTTCATTGATTGTAGTTTGTGAATCATTTAAAATTACAAAACCCGCATCAATCGTTTTTGTAATTTTATCGAAACTGGCAACACCTGAAGCAGAGGGAACGGAACTCCAGCTTACATCATTTTGAATAATGCTGTTATATTCTTCCTCTGACAAAGACATATAAAGAGGAGATCCGACAGTAAATCCGTTAACACTTGAAGCAGCAGGATAAAAAAGAGCACTGTATTGGGAACTAAAACCTTCACCATAACCGGAACCGTAAGGTACTCTTGTTGTTAATAATGTGGCTGGGGAGTTTAAAATTTCTTTAGCTGAGTAGTAAAAATATCTTTCAGCGGCGTTTTGCGGGCTACCGTAAATTCTTTCAAATTCAGAAATTGAAGTTACTACAAGTACTTCGTCAATAGGTCCTTGTGGTGCAAATCCAGGAACAAAAACTGTGGTAGCTCCACCAACTTGTTCATAGAGTGAAAGGTCTGTTTCGGTAATTTGTACGCCAGGAGAATTAATGGATCTCATAATATTATATATTTTATTTATGTTTTTTTAGATGATTTTTATTGCTGATAAATAACATCTAACTGACTAAATTGAAACTCTGCAGACGATTTAATGATGTCTGTGTTACCGTAATCATAGGTAATTCCTCCCAACGATGTAATAAAAGCGTTCAAATACCTGAATTCAATAATGGTTTGATTATATTCATTTTTAGCCAACAAAGAAAAATTTGCTTGATATTCTGTTAACATACCATCTTCAAGATGTTTTCGAAATGTCTCATCTTTAGTATCAGTACCACCGTAAAGCCCGTAAGCAGGATCAGACAAGACAGACAACCATTTCCATAAAATCCAATAATTTTTAAATTTACTATCAATTATAAAATTGACAGCTAAAGGAGGGTAATTCGGTCTTGAATAAGATGTGATGTTGTAAAATTGACCTGAAAATGGCACTTCCATTGGAGGACATTGTATTGTAGGTACCACTGTACCAAAAATAGTTAATTGAACAGGATCAATACTTAAATCTGGATTCAAAATAGAACGATCTCTCAAAATTTTAGGTAAATTTAAAACTAAAACAAATTTATCTAGTGTCCCTACATTGAGTGGAGACTGTTCTGTCGGGTTACCAGTCGAACAAAGATCTATTGGCGGGTTCATAGCATTTTCCACCCTTCATCCACGAAATCCCATACATCCTTATCATTATCAGAAAGGTGTTCATTTTCCCCTAACATAGAGAGTAAACCATTACGTTGTGGCTGTTGTATCATAGGAGTGCTGTTAGAAAATATAACTTCACTATTACTTAATTCTCTAATAGCATATGTTTGTGGATTTTTTTCCCAGTAGCCAATGTCTGATAACCTTAAAGGTTTCCCTTGATCATCATAATCATCTATTTGAAAATATTGTTGACAAATATCCGACTCTAAAATGAAAAGAGCCCAAACCAACGCCATAACTCGATCATCGTAAAAATTATCATTCTTTTTACGATAAGAACCATTCGGGTATTTTATAAAAGTCTCCAATTCTTTAATAGTATCAATATCATTAATATAGACGCATTGTAATGTGTTTGTCCAATAACGCATATTAGCCACACCAGAAAATCTTAAATTAGTATGTGATAAAATCCCTAAATGCCTTGTAGTTGCATTATTTGCAGAAGAAATTTTTGAACAACTTACTATCTTTTCATATTCATGTTTGTGAAATAATGCATCTATGACTTGACCTCCACAATTGTTTCTTTCAACTAATAAAGGAGGATTACCCCATTGATTACAAAGTTTTATTAAATTATTAGCAAAATGATAAGGTTCTACTACATTAGAAGCATAAACTCCTACTTGTTTAATATTTTGTAAATCAGTTATATCTAAAATTTGAGCTACAGAAGAAGCTCTTCCAATTCCTTCACCCACATCTACGCCAATAGCGTAAA